CCAAGACTATGGACTGCCCGCAATGCTATCAGACCATGATGGTGCCTCGATGTGCGTGTGGGTATGAGGTTCCCAAGGCTGAGTTGCTGAAGACAGACAAGCAAATCTTGAAAGAGATTAAGAAGTCGCCAGAAGACAAGGGCCGTTGGTTATACGAGTTACAGTTCTATGCAGCGCAGAAAGGGTACAAACCTGGGTGGGCAAGCTGGGCGTATCGATCCAAGTTTGGTGTCTGGCCTAGAGTAAGGCCAATGCCAAGCAGGGAACGGATGCCAGAAGTGCAAAGCTATGTGAAACATTTACAAATCAAGAGGGCTAAAGATGCTACAAGAGATTTTAGAAAGGCTGGATAAGGTAAGAAAGTTTGGTGATAGGTACAGGGCTATCTGTCCAGTGCATGATGGCAATAATCCAACGGCACTATCACTGAAGGAGGATCAAGGCAAGGTATTAATCCACTGCCATGTGTGTGGGGCAAAGGGTAGCGAGGTAGTACAAGCGATAGGTCTGACGGATGCAGCGTTGTTCAACGACGTACCACAAAAGATGGGCGGAAAAAGTTACTTTTCTAGGGATCAAAAGGATCAGGCATTGGAGGATGCTTTCTTTATTGAGATATATGAGAATGAGGTAAGCAAGGGACACCAGCCTAGTCGAGAAGAGTACCGACGATACAGGTTAAGTCAGCAACGGGTGAAAATATTAGGGGCAGCATGAACGATTTAGTATTCAGAACAGCAAGCAAGGAAGATGACGTTGAATCCAAGTGTAAAAAAATTATAGAGGAGTTATTAGATAGCGACTGGTTCTATGACCTGGTAGCACAGAAGGTGGCAGACAATCGGCATACAAAAGTAGAAGACAGAATAAAAAATATCATGAGGGTGATCGATGAAAACACTAAGTAAAGAGAGACTAGCAACCGATTGTGTAGAGATGACAATCGACAATCGGGAAGGGCTGGACAACATGATGAAGATGCTAGGCCAGATCGAGTTAGAGTATCCCATCTCCGTACAGATTCAGAAGAAAGGCAAGCGACGCACCAATACACAGAACAACACCGCTAATAAGTGGTATCGAGACTGTGAAAAGCAGGGTGATATGAAGGCGTGGGAGTATCGTGCCTATTGTAAACTTCATTTTGGTATACCAATCCTGCGACGTGACAGCGAGAAGTTTAAAGCGGTGTATGATAGCAGGGTCAAACCGTACAGCTATGAACAGAAGTTATCCTTCATGGTAGAGCCATTCGATTTTGAGGTAACATCCCTAATGAATATCAAGCAGCATAGCGAGTTCTTAGATATGGTTGAGCGACACTTGAGGGAGCAAGGTTTCGAGTTGACCGAGGTCAGAAGGTGACATGGCCAAGAAATGTAGGATCTGCGGGGAAAGGTTTACGCCGCAATTTACATCATTTCAGAAGACGTGTAATGAGACTAAATGCCTTGTCGCGTGGGGCAAGAAAGAAAGAGTTAGAATTCAGAAGTCAGAAGTCAGAGAAGCCAAGCGAGACAGATCCTACTGGATGAGGCGGTGTCAAACCGAGTTCAATAAGTACATTAGGAACAGAGATAAGAAAGACCCTTGTATATCATGCGGTCGCCATCACACTGGCCAGTACCATGCTGGTCATTACAAGACAGTAGGCGGTCATCCTGCTCTACGATTCAGTGAAGATAATTGTCACAAACAATGCTCAGTTTGCAATAACTATAAGTCTGGTAATTTATCAGAATATCGGTCAAACTTATTGAAAAAGATAGGGTTAGAGCGGGTTGAGTGGCTAGAAGGGCCGCATGATCCTGTGAAATATACGATAGAGGATCTGCAAGAGATGCTTGTCAAGTACCAATCGTTGAATAAGAAATGGGCGACGTCTCGATCCTAGATAGGAATGCCGAGCAAGTCCGTGATGTTCTGCGCGGTCTGCTTGAGCAAGTTGAAGCTGGCGATATATGCGGTGCTGTAATAGTCACCGAGCACCAAGAATTCTTTGATTTGCAAATGCCTGGCACCTTCTCATCTGACCCTGAATCAATCGCCTCAGTCATCGGCCGCCTGTACATGGCTGCTAATATATTCTGCTCGCTACCGGATAGTGAAGATGAATCCTAGAAGCACCGAGCACCATTTGCAGTTTTGCACCACTGACCATCAGCGACAAGTCATTGAGATGCACATGACTGGTATGCCGCAAAAAGACATAGCAGAAAAACTTGGCAGGCATCCGAAAAGAATTAGCGCCTGCATCTTGGCAATACATCGCAAGGCTGCACTGTCAGGGATGGCACCAGATTACAATCTGAATCGCCAGACAGCACCAGGATTTACCACCAAGCGAGTCTCTACTGCCTATAACATGGACAATGAGATCGTTCTACAGTGGCACATACAAGAGCCAGAAAAGCAAAAACTAGAGGAGTTAATCGCAGAATTTGTGGAGGGTTTCAAAGATGAAGTCACCGGATTACATGCCCCCACAGACCCGCCTGCAAGCACTGATAGTGATCTTATGGCTGCTTACATTGTTGGGGATCATCATCTTGGGATGCTTGCTCATCACAGCGAAACGATGGGTGATGACTACGATGTCAAGATTAGCCAAACTGTTTTAGAAAATGCTATTGATCGTCTAGTCTCATCGTGCCCCGCCTGTGAAGTTGGAGTGCTAGTAAACTTGGGCGACTTCATGCACATCAATGATAGCACCAGCTCAACGCCTAACTCCAAGCACTTGCTCGATAGTGATGGTCGATACTCCAAGACCATACGCGCTGCCAGTAATGTGATAAAACGTACGGTATTACGTATGTTGGAAAAGCATAATCAGGTGTGGCTTGTAAATGTCCGAGGCAACCATGATCCTGATGCGGCCTTGTGGTTGAATGAGGTAATGCGTCTGTACTTTGAGGATGATCCACGGGTCAAAGTATTTGACAATGCTAGCAAGTTTATCTGGTGGCAATGGGGCAAGAATCTAGTCGTGACGCATCACGGTGATCGGATTAAAATGTCCAATCTTCACGGGTCAATCGTCAGTAATTTGAGGCAAGAATGGGGAGAGAGCGACCACACCTTTGTATGGACAGGCCACATACATCACAAGAATCAAGAGGAATATGGCGGCGCATTGTTCGAGTCTTGGAACATCCTAGCACCCGCCGATGCTTGGCACAGTGGGGCAGGCTATGCCAGTTCTCGCAGTATGACTTGCGTAATCCTCCACAAATTGTACGGGGAACAGGGCAGATTGAAGGCAAACATTCAGGAGTTGATATGACAGCACTTGATAGACAGGTAGCAGGCAACCATTACAAAACCATGATGATTCAGCCACTTGAGTACGCACTAGCAAACGACTTGGGCATCTGTGAGCATGCGGTGGTCAAATATATTTCTAGGTGGCGTGATAAAGGTGGAGTTGAAGATCTCAGGAAGGCAGCGCACTACATCGAGATCTTGATTGAAAGGGAAACGGCTCCAAAGGCTGACCCTAAGAAGCCGTCTTGGTAGTCACATCAGCATTGCGCCTATGATGTAGCCCACACAGAAAGCAATTATCATCGCCCCGCCTGTGTATCTAGGTACCAAAAGTTTATCTTTCCACATGGCACATCTCCTGTTGTAGTTGATCCAGTATCCTCAGCACATCAAATATCTGTTGCCTGTCCCATGAATCTAGGCGGTCTTGATCGTAATATTCCTTGATCTTTACCAGCGTCAACCATGCTTGCAATATCTCGTTTCGGCTTGGTCTCATATAATACCCCCTTCAATAAATGCTAATAACTCCTCAAACTGTGGCAGCAAATCATCCTCGTAATCGTCATCATCGGCTACTCTACAGCTAATTTCGCATATAAATTCGTATAACTCCGTCTTGCTCATGCTGCAACCTCGCATCTGTCCATGTGTGCCATTTCCTCATAGTATGTTTGCCCGTCGTGTTGCTCCTGAGTTAATACCCAATAGAAAACATTGACGTGATCTTGACTGGGCCCGTACAGGTACGCGCAACAATCGCAGTCGGTGTCGTAGATCGCTACAGACCACAAGCGGGATCGGTCTACGTTGTCGGGAATCTCGCTTGCTAATTCATATCGTTCAATTTCTTCATATGGAAATTCCATTATTTGCCCTCGCATTTTGGTTGCACATTGTTGAAGTCTGGATGATATCCAGCGCACACGTCCTCGACGTACTGGTTGAACGTTTCTACCTCATGGTTGTAGTCACTGGTTGAGATCCACAGTAGAGCCGCGACTACTGCTACGGCTATGCTGATTTTTGTTAATCGGTTCATGCTGTCGCCCTCTGTTGTGATATTTTTTCGATAGATGCAATGATGCTTGCAAATGTGTCGAGTTCCTCTTTTGTTGAATCCATGACCCAAATGGTGCTGTTATAGTTTGCGATTTGGTAGCCATCTTTGAGCCAAACCATGTATTCTTGGTCGCAGTAGTCAATTCCTGAGATATATTTTTTGTATTTGCCCGCTGCGGTCAAGATATCGTCGGCGCTGATTTCGTCGTCATAGTTCATTAGTATGACTCCCCCTTGCTGTCTAGGTATTGAGAGAATCGATGGAGGACATTGCCGAAGTGTTCAAGCGCCTCGGTATCTGGCCCAATCTCTGCTATAATCTGATATTGTGGGTTCTCATCATCGGGGCCAAAAGGCGAGGGTGAATACTGCCATTCGCTAGGCGTGTCCGAATCAAGCGCCCAGTGAAGATAGTCAGCTACCGCAAAGTGCCAAGCCATAGCCGAACCCCAAGCATCGTGGTTGTCATAGTCTAGGTTGAATTGGTCTTTGATGATTTCTAAATGTCGCATGATATAATCCCCTTGATTGATTGGTTTAAGCTGTCAGACGGGCTGCGATTTCTGCGTATTCTCGATCTAGCCTTTCATTCTCCAAAAGCATGCCTTCGAGGAATGCTGAGATAAGATCAGCCATTTGTGAAGCGGGAACGCGCTTAGAACTGATAGCATGCGACTGGCCGCCGCCCTCGGTGCAGATACGGTTAAGACAATAACCGCCATAGATTGAGTTATGGTCTAGCACGTAGGTGCCAACATTAGCGCGATATCTTCCGTCGGCTTGCTTTGTCCATGCCTCGGTTGATTGGCCTAGGTATTGGTTAAGGTATGCAACTTTTGCTTCTAAAAATTTTCTAGTGATTCTCATTGGTGTTACTCCTTGCTGTTTGGGTTTCGGCCTGATGGCCTCGTCAGTACCAGTCCCTAACTGGTAGACCCGAAGCCTTAGAAATTCCAAGGCTTGGCGTTTAACTCCTTGCAAAGTTTGTTTGCTTCTCTTGAACCCTTGACGTTGAAGCGCTGACCGTCTGATAATTCTAAGATCATTTTCTTGCCGTCTATCTGTTGGGCTTTGGGTGCGTTGTAAAGGTTTGCTTTGATCATGTGTATTTCCTTGCTGATTGAGTTATAATTTGATACCACGGATCAAACAATAATTTATATATTAAACTTTGTCTAATACCGTTTTAGAATAAGCTAATAACCAAACAGCATATACCGTAAAACATAGGGTGAAACGTGCCAGACCATCGCAACAAACTAGATAAAGAGACAGTTAATCGTCACTTTCCAGAGTGGGATCATGGCGGTAAGGGTAGCCATGCTAGGCGGTACAATTCGGCCTCAAATGCGGCCTATCAAGCGAACTATGATCGGATATTCCGTAAGGATAAGAGCAAATGACTAGCAAGGGATTACACACTAAAACACGGAATAGATTAGCTAGACAGGATGCACTCAGGGAGTACATGCAAGAAAGGGGATCAGTTCAATATCTATTTGATATTATAGAAAAGATTGAAAAATTAGATCCTAATTCTGAGACGTTTCAGCAAGATCTAGCTAAGTATTCAAAGGTGGTAGATGTAAGGCACAAAATGCTGGGTAAGTATCTGCCAGAGCTTAAAGCTACAGAAATCACTGGCGAAGGTGGTGGTGATCTACAGATAACGGTCTCAGACTTCAAGAATGCCTAACATCTCTATTCCCTATGATTGGGAACCTAGACCGCATCAAATAGACTTCTTTAGGGCTATGGATAGCGGAGTTAAAAGGGCTGTTTGTGTCTGGCATAGGCGAGCTGGCAAGGGCAGTGCTACCCTAAACTTTACAGCAAAGGAAATGTTTAAGCGTGTCGGCACATATTGGCACCTATTCCCCCATCAAACACAAGCGAGGAAGGCTATCTGGTCTGGTATAGACTCGGAAGGTCGGCCTATCCTTGACCAAGTATTCCCCAAAGAGATCCGCAAGCGTACCAGTGCTCAGGAAATGGTTATAGAGTTGGTCAATGGGTCTACTTGGCAGCTAACAGGATCGGACAACTATAACAATCTAGTCGGTAGTAATCCGGTCGGCGTGGTGTTCGATGAATGGTCACTATGCGACCCTAACGCATGGGGCTATATCAGGCCGATACTAGCCGAGAACGGTGGATGGGCTGTCTTTATCTACACTCCACGAGGCAAGAATCACGGGCACTCACTGTATCAAATGGCCAAGTCTAGTAACGAATGGTTCTGCCAGAATCTAACAGTCAAAGACACCAAGCGAGCGGATGGCTCACCGGTCATATCGCCCGATATCATCGAACAGGAACGGCTGGAAGGGATGGAGGAAGCGCTGATCCAGCAAGAATTCTACGGATCATTTGAGGCACAAATAGCTGGTGCATACTTTGCCGACCAGATAGCAACGGCCAAGGATCAAGGACGGGTCACAAGGCTACCGATTGAACCTAGTCTCATGGTGCACACCGCATGGGATCTAGGCATATCTGACTCTATGAGCATCTGGCTATTCCAAGCCATAGGCAAAGAGATCAGGCTCATTGGATACTATGAGAACAACGGCAAGGGCATGGAGCATTACATTCAATGGCTCAATCAATACGCTTCCACCAATAACGTCATGCTAGGCCAGCATCTAGCACCGCATGATATCGAAGTCAGGGAGCTTACAAGTGGCCGTAGCAGAAAGGAAGTAGCCCGAGAGATGGGCATTAGCTTCCGAACAGTACAACGACCAAAGACTAAGGCCGAAGGTATACAAGCCATACGTCGGATGTTCCCTAGATTCTGGTTTGATGAAGACAAGACAGAGCACGGCTTCAACTGTATCGCATCCTATCACCGCGAGTTCGACGAGAAGCGTAATGTCTTCAAGGACACACCTGTACACGATTGGGCATCACATGGTGCCGATGCATTACAGACCCTAGCACTAGGCTGGCAAGAATCCATGGTCTCAGGACATAGGCCACAACCAAGACAGGCAGAGGTTCGGTTCAGTGTCTTCTGATGCTTATGTCGTATTCACGAATGACTCAGGCCATTGGTGGTCAAGATTCCTGCACCCATTCATCAAGCACTGCTATATCA